CCAGACTAGTAATCAATATCCATTTCGACGAGAGTTGTATGTGGAATTGATTAATTCTGGTATTAGTGAAGCTAAAATTGGATTAAAATATATTAATTGTAATGGTACAAATGCAGGATTATTAAAAAGGATGAGTGCTAAACTTACTAGTGATAGACAAGTTCCATTGGTTAGTCCTTATTTGGGTGATGACGGTGAACACTTATATAAACATTCATTATTACCAATTCAAGTTTCATCTGATTGGGATTGGGATAGGAAAATCTCTTGGGATCATCCTGCCCTCCAATTTATGAATTCTAAATCTGATGCTGGTATGGCGTTTTTGTTTGATCATAAAACATTTAACAAAGTACCTAAAGTTAGTGATATAACTATGTTAGAATTAGAATATAGAAATGGTGATAATATTGTTCCTTTAAGTACCACACCTAAGGTGATTTTAGATCATGCATTGTATTGGGCTCGAAAAGTTTTTCAAGAAATTGTAAAATTATCGTCGTCTGCGTCTGATATGATGATTCGTTTTCAACTCCTGTTTACACAGTACCCCGAGTTATTTACTGCAATTTTAAAAAGAAAAGAAGAACGTATATTGAGAAGTGAATTTAGAGATAAAGTTAGACCCTATGCGGTTTATCCTTTGTATCTTAGAATTCTTTTCAAAATAGCGTTGTTTCCTTTGGAACAAGGATTGATACCATTTTGGGATCGTGAGCGATCCCAGACTAGTATTAGTGCTTATGGTTTCTCAACTTTTTATGGTGGTGGTAGAAGACTCATAGAATGGATAAATTATGCTAAAGTCGATGCAAACTATTATTTAGGAAAAGATGATAATGATGAGATAGTTCATATGTACTTTAAAGGTATTTCTTATGGTGATGATCAATTGTGGGTCTTTATTGATTATGAAGGTAATATGTTAATATTAACACCAGATGTAGCGTCAATGGATATGTCCACAAAGAGAAATAATGCATATAGAATAATCAAGCATGTTGGGAGACATGTAAAAATGCCTCCTACTAATTCTAAATTATTGTCATTTGCATTACTTTCTGGATATAAAATCTCATTACATTTGGGGGAAAATTTTAGGGTTGAGAAATTAAACTCTTTAGTTTCTGGAGTTAATGGAACAACATTCCACAACTTAAATTCATCAGCTGATATCCAATCAGTGTTAAAGAAATATTTTAGTAATAATAATGTCTATTTTAAAGAATCAGACGCTAAAACTAATGAAGGTAAATCATTTATAGAAGCATTGAAAGATGTTTTTACTATAATACAAAATGAATTAGGATTTGAATTCAAGGATATTACTTTTCCATCTACATTTGAAGAATTCTTGCTTGAAAACAAGGGTCTAGTACAATATAATGGATTAAGTAGTATTAATGAAACTGGTCTTAATGTTCCATTCTTAAAACAACGAGTGATTGTTGATGAAGATGGTCCATATTGTATTCCATATGATATTAATTCTTTATTATTAGCATTAATGGTTCCTGGGTGTCGTGGAAAACATTTTACAGACACACTTAAATCTAGAATCTTAGGTTTGTATCTCACTGGACTGTGGTATGAACCCAGATATGCGGAATACTGTCATAAAAAGTATAAACAATTAAGTGGTGTTGAAGTGAATGAAATTGTGGGAGTTTTAGAAGATGAAGTAGATCCTGAGTTCAAACAAATGAATTCTTTTATCAAAGAGCTAGCCAGTGAATTAAATTGGTATACCTCGGATGGTTTACCTAGCTATTATTGTGTGAAAGATATGTATTTATTAGATTATGATGAATTTAAAATTAAATATAATAGAAAAGAAATGTTGTTTAGAGAAGATGTTACAAATATTCCAATTGTGTCTGAAACAAATATTCCAACTAAGATTGAGTATAGTGATTATACTGAACCTGATATTGATGATTTGTTAAAAGGCATTCAAGTTGGTGCTACTCCACAACAGACTTTCCTTAAATCTACAATGGGTCAAACAATTGGTCTTTCAGAACAAGAAAAAGCAAAAAGAAAAACTGTTAGGTTAGCTAAATATGCAAAATTACAAGAATTAAGAGATGCTGTTAAAAGTGCAGGTTCAGATGATAAATCTGGTAACCATTATACAACTCCTGTTCCCTCAGACACGGAGTCAGTTATTGCAGAAGAAGAGCATGAAATTAGAGAGGAAGCTGAACGTCAAAATGATGAAAATGAAAATGAAGAAGATAGAATTGATGAAATTTTAGAAACTCAACGGTTACGTGAAATGGGTTTAGATGATGAAGAGATTGATCGTGTGATTCATGGAGTACATTTAGAGGAACCAGAAGATGGTGACCAAAGTGTAGAACAGGAAGAACATGATGATGACGCATCTAGTTTTGCGGGTAAATATGATAAAATCATGTTTGGAGTTGAATATTAAAGTATAAATTAGTTTTTGGTCTCATTTAGTATAGTTATTTTATAAAAAAAAAAAAAAAAACACGCG